CCCTTACTTGTATCATCTTTGGTGTTAAAGGTTTCATCATAAAGACCTAACTCTTGGTCTCGTTTCATTATTTCAGCAAGTAACCTTGCTCTTCTTTTTGGTATTAACCAATTAAGAAATTTATTCCAATACCTTCTCATCTCTATTTAAATCTAAGTGCACCTTCTACTTCTATAAACTCTTGACCACAACTATCACATACAATGTTTAGGTGTTGGTTTTGTAAGAGCGTAGTATTCATACAGTTAGGACAAGGAGTCTCCGTATGTACCCACTGTTTAGCAGCTGTTTCATTGAGCTGTTTTGTATAGTTTTCATAAGAGCCATACTTTTCTTGTACTTCTCTCATAAATATTTCTTTCATTCTTCCCATAATTTTAGTCTAAAGGATTATAATATTTAATTTTGTTCTTATCAAATGTCTTCAATGCATTCTTAACCCATCTTTCATCTGCAGTTCCTTTATAACAAAGAATATGACATGTAGATTTTTCTGTAGGATTAAGTCTAAGTAAACGTCCAATACGTTGTGCGGTCTTAGTTTCATTACCATATGTATGCATAATAATACCTTGTTTTAAGTTAGGTATAGTAACACCCTCTGATAACTGTAATACACAAGATAATTGATTGATGCGGCCATCAGAAAACAATTGTAGATTATCTTCTGAGTTTGGATTTGATGAATGAAATGAGTGTTTAGAAACTCTATCTGCTTGTGCTTGAGTATTTGCAAAGACAATACATTTAGATTTTATATTACCTAATATAGACTTTACATAAGCTTCTTTGCTTGTATAGTCCATAAGAGCTCTCATTCTCATAATAGCAGAAAACTGTTTTTGCTTTGGTGTAACTGCATCATTAAATCTACTTTCTACATACATGTAATCTTTATACTCTGATGTGTACCATTGACCACCTTTCTTATTCTTTTTTTTATAAGTAGGTGTCTTAGCTAATAAAAGCTCATGCACAACTATTTGATAATCATTAAGAATATTACTATCAGTAGCTTCATCAACAGTAAACCTATAACGTATAGGACAATACTGTGATACCATCTCATATTTTTCTGTTCCTTTACGTACTGGTGGTGTACCAGTTAACCCTAGTATCTTACCTTTAAAGTTAGATAAAAATGGTTTATGATTATGTAATAAACTATGACACTCATCTAAATATACAAGTTGATAATCTGCAGGATCATGTTTGTTTATAGATAAGTAAGTTGTAAAGGTTAAATGAGATTCTAAGTTTGATAGATTCATTTTTTTTAGTTCTGCAATCCAAGAATCTTTTATAGATAATTTTGGTATTACTACTAATGCTTTTATAAAAGGATCATAATTTCTCTGAAAGTGTTGTATTGCTATTCTAGTTTTACCTACACCCATTGATATACCTAATCCACATCTTTTATGTTGTACTGCTATTGATAATGCATCTGCTTGCACTACTTCTCTATGTTTCATAAAAATTCTATTAATATTAGAACAGAACCTACAACACATATACCTATAAAGGCTATGGCAAAAACTATAAAACTATGTTTATATTGGTTTTTTGTTCTACCCTGTCCAGGTGATTCATATTTTCTTAAATATTCTTTTCCATTGTTTGCAAAGTGATTCATGATTTTTTAGTTTTATAAAGGTGCACCCTACAGGACTTGAACCTGTGACCTTTTCATTATGAGTGAATTGCTCTAACCAACTGAGCTAAGAGTGCTGGTAGCCGGAATGGGACTTGAACCCATACGAGCATTAATGCTCAACAGATTTTAAGTCTGTCATGTCTACCAATTTCATCATCCGGCCATCAGTGATCCCACAAGGACTTGAACCTTGAACCTACAGCTTAGAAGGCTGTTGCTCTATCCAATTGAGCTATAGGACCTAATGTGAAGTAACAAATTTAAATTCTTTTAATAGAGAATCCTAATTCAATTGCTTCTTTTGGATGTTCCTCAATATACATGTGACATTGCCTACATACAGACAACCATGTACTTACTTTTAAATGATTTTCACCCCTCCCTTGTTTATGATGAACATCAGTTGATGCTCCTGTACAACAAGGTAAAGCGGCTTGACACATTGGATTCTCTTCCATAAACTTTCTTCTAAGTTTACTGTAAGCTGAATCTAATGCTACCATCATTTTTGATTTTTTATTAATGGGTTTCCTTTGTAATGGTTTTTTAACTTCTTTTGATTTATACCAGCAACTTTTGCAATAACGGCTTCCTTTATCATTTTTCCAGATAAATTGTTCCGTATTGCAATTGTTACATAGTTTCTTTTTCTGCTTAATCATTTTAACGTAAGATAATTTCTAGGCAGTAGCCCTTTCTTCATATAAAACAAGATTAAATCTTCATATTTTATTCCAAGATCTTTAAAACTAATCTTGTTAATAACAGTAGGATCTGTCTCATCTATAGGAAACGCTGCAAGAGCACGACCAAGTGGTGTTCCTGTAAATATACTAAATATTGGCTGAACTTTCTTAGCAGTTATAACTTGTTTCCAAGCATTAACTTCTCTTTGTCCTCTTTGCCATACTTTTTTTATTCTTCTTGCTTTGTCCCAATGAAGTTTACTCCTTTCTTCTGGAGTATATACATTAAGTCCATGTAACACTCTTTTAAATAAAAAGTGTTGTGTGGGATTAAGTTTAGTGTAATCAAGGCACTGAGCCATGATTTCAGGTTGTAATTGATATTCACTTAGTATACCTAAATACTCATAACGTGACTTACGTTTCTCAATCTCATTAATTTGTCTTTCAATTCTAAGGATTTCTTTTTGTTCATTAGTTAGCATGTTTTAAAGTGTGTTTATAAAGGTGAAAAATAAAAAGGGCTAGTATTTCTACCAGCCCCTTTTGATAAGTGTACTACGCTATATTACTATAGCTCAAATGTAGAGTCTTCTAGCTCTACTACTTCTTCTGATTCAACATCTACTTCTGAAGCTTGTACTTCATTGATAGAATCTTCTAAGTCTATTTGGTTATCATCATCAGTTCCAAATGCTTCTTCTGCTGTAACAGTTAACTTTGGTTGATTAGATTCTTCATACTGTAATGCATTAGCTTCTTTAATTGCATCACCATTGTTGTGTGCTATTAATGTATCTTTTGCATTGATATCTGATAAAAAGACTGTTTTCCTATAAATAGGTTGTCCATCTTGACAGCAAATAATTCCTGTTTTACCAGCAATTTTAAGGTCACGGTCTGGATCTTTCTTGTTAAATGGCTCTAAAGACTCATTTATTACAATCTTACCATCCATCTCAGTTAGGTCTGCAAGACCCATAGCTTGAAGGTTTTCTACTTTACCATGTAATAGTGTTGATACGGGTTTTCTGTCTACCCATCCTGTGTTGCCAAAGATAATTCTTTGTTGTTCTAGTCTTACATGACCAAATTCTGAATTGTTTTGAGATACACGGATTACGTTCCCTAAATCATCAGGGATAATTTGAACTTTGTTATTCATTTTTAAATTATTAAAGGTTAAACTTTTAGATGTCATCTGGATGAAAATAATCATCTTCTAACTTTTCTAAAGGATCAATGTCAAAAAGACTTGGCTCAAACTCTTGTTCATTAACAAGTTCTTTAGCTACTCTCTTTGATTCTTTGTCTCCTTTAGCAAATAAGTTATAAAAAGGATTATTACACTCAAGACTATATGCTGAACTTAAACCATTAAGCTCGTTAACCTCTGTATCATTCAGTTCAAGAAACTGTTCTACAGATAATTCAATTATACGTCCATTTGGTAACTGGTATATCATTTTGTTTTACAATTATTGTAAAAGTATGAATATAAATGCTACTATAGAAGTATAATTAAGAGATTAATGATGTTGTTCTGCAAATAATTAGCAGTATATAGCTAACTATTTTATTTTAATGTGATTATTCTACCATTTCTTGTTAAATATTTCTTGTTTTTTAGTTCAGAGATAAGATATGATATACTTCTTACTGATTTATTGCAGTGATCTGCTAGTGTATTTATTGAAGGAAAACACTCTCTATTTTTATCAGCGTATGTACATAATAAACTATATAAACCTTTTGCTTGAATACTTAGCTCAGGATCTTGTAAAACTTCTTGACTCACTATACCAAAACGTTTAGTATACGACATGATGTTCAAGAATTAATCTTATAGCAGATATAGATGTTTTTGCATCTGCTAAATTTGTACTTCTCATTAAGTACTTTTTATTCATATAACTACCGAAGCTATGAACTTGTCTAGAATACATTCTCTTCAACGTTCCCCACTTCTTTATCTCCTCTCTGAGTAGAGGCTTGCTTATCTTTGCCATTGTTTAAATTTTTAAAGTATAATATATCTTCTTTGTTTACTTTTTGTAAACCAATAGAGTGTACAGTATCTTCATGTTCTTGTAGCTCATTTTTATCATTGTGATATAAATAAACTACTTTAAACTGACCATTATAAGCGTTATATGAACTACCCCAACTTGTATCATCTACAATTCTGGCATAAACCTTATCTGTATCTTTACATATAAGACCCATTTCTTTAAGGGTATCATAATTAAAGTATTTTCTTAGATGATAGTCCTGTATATCAGCCTTTACATAGTCATTCCTATTAATAGGCTCATATGGTTCATCAGAACTAAGCAAATCAAGTACTAATTCCATCTGTTCATCTTGTAGATTTGCTAGTATAGCTTTAATTGCATGGTTATAATTGATATGTGTTTTATTATCAAAACATTTTTTAAATATATTCTCTACTGTTTTATTGCTGACTTTAGCCATGTTAAATAAAAATTAGTGTTTAGAAAAATAACTTGCCTATTATAAGCTTGCGTCTGTTAAAGAACAAGTTACTTTTACATCACCTAAACATAAGTTATGGCAATATATTGCAGTTTTTACTTATAGTAATATACTCTATTAGAATACTGGTACTGTTAGTATGCAATATGCTGCACTTATTAATTGTATAAAGATTTAGCTATGTAAACCTCTTTCTTCTTATCACATTTGAATGTAACTGAATTACAAAATTCATTACTGTTTGCGTTCTCACGTATGATAGATTTAAATCTTTTGAGAATCATTCTCATAGATTCTACCAACTTGATGTTTTCATAGTGACTTAGTGGCACAAATGATGGCATAACTATACTATGCTTTATACATAACCAGCTATGATCAAACATTAATTCAGTACTATTATCTAAGATTGATTTAGGAGAATCAATCCCAACAGTATATTTTCCTTTCTCTGTGATCTTACTATGAAATCTTTGTAAGTACTTTGGATTATCCGCAGTTATACTTACATCAATACGTGAATAATCACCTTGAAAATTATATTCAAATGCTATATGACCATCATAGTAGCTATTATGTGTACGTAAATATTGGTTATCACCATTCTTTCCGTAAACAATACTACCTCTGTGGCCTTTACATACTACACCTCTTTCAAGTTTAAGTATGTTTAGTTCATATGATTGACTTTTTCCTACATGAGTCTTTGTTTTTCTAGCGTCTATTAATTGTTTAACTAATTTCTCCATGACACTTCAAACATTACAAAGGGAAGGATAATTGCTACACGGTCTCTTTGCCATGCTATACCTAAGCCTATAAATTCAGCAAAGGTTACGTGAAAACTAAATTTTGGTCTATACATAAAATTGGTTTTTAAAGATTATTTAATTCTATTATTTTTGGTTTAAGACCATAACATTTTGCAACGATGGTCTTTCTATCTGTTTTTTCTATTGCATAATCTAAAGATGGAGTAATATATTCTAGTCCATCTAAATAATAGCTGTAAGTACATTCTTGATCTTCCATAATCTAATTGTTTGAAGTAAAGATATGTAACAGGTAGAGTTTATACAACCCTACCTGATAAATTTAACAGTGTAATGCAACATACTTCATGTAAGATACATCATCATACTTGGGTTCTCCAACAGTGATATACTCTTCATGTGACGCTACTTCACGTAACGATTCATCAGATTCTAAAGCTTCATTAAGCTCTACAATACTGATTGCTTCTAACTTATCTGTATTGACACGTTGTATATCTCCGTAATTGTCACGGATTATAGTATTATTAGTGTCTTGAAAGTGTGTTAGTACAACTTGACCCTTGTACTTAGCAAATCTGCCTGGGTTTTTTACATATATTCTCATGATGTTTAGGTATTATTAGGTTCTTCTTTTAGGATTAATGGTATATATAACGATGCAACTCCAATAATGAAGAGTAATACTGCACTAGCAGTATCTCCATTTGTTGATGCATCATGTCCTGCTCTAAAGCAGTTGAATGCTACAAATATTGTTAATAGCACTACTAAGATTCTTGTTAGCATGATGTTTTTGTTTTAAGGTGAAAAAATAAAGAGCATGGTTACCTCTTAACGACCGTTTACCCGGTTGACGGTGACTGTTACATATCCCACAGACAAGACAAATACACAATTCAGGGATGTCAAACCCAACGGCCCTACTTTGACCTAACGTGTACGAAGATAAGCTGACAGGCTATTCCTCTAAGTGTACATAGTGACACCTAACACTCCCGCTAGCTTCACGGGTATTATCTTAAATACGTTTGTAGTAATCATCTGCTACTATATAAGCAGGTACCCATCCAAATATTACTGACATGCCAATGGTTGCACCATGAGCAAAGCATTCTTTGAATGTCCAAGTATCTTCTAGATACCATACGATTGTATTAAATATTAGTACTGTTATTATAAACGTGCTTACGCTTACCAGCATTGTTTTGGTTTTAATCATAACGATTTAGTACGATGCTCTCCAGCTTTTAGTTTAAATCTTCATTAAGTTTTTTTAGTAGATAAAGAAACTCTTTCTTTCTACCATCACGAACAGTTCTATCATTATAGAAGTCACCATAAGGATAGTCATCATGGATCATATTTAATAAGTCCATGGAATTACTAAACAACCATTTAGTATATTCAGGACAAGAAGTTATACTAAATAACCTACATAGTCCCATGGTATGGTTATTAAATGTTTCAGCATCACTGTAAAGATAAGTATAACCTTTGTGGTCAGTTACAAGACCTAAGACTGATTCAGAGTCTCCTCCATATCTAGTATATTTTTTGGTCAGTATAACGTTTTCTTTGAATAAATTCATAATGTAATAGTACAATGCTCTACAGCTTTAGGTGAGTTCAATATTGCGGGTAATATAATACTACTCTTTATATAGATACATAGAGAGAAGAACATAATACACAATGCAATTATAATTAGAGTGCTTGTTGAGTGCACGTAACTATTATAGCTATATTTATATTATACTGTGTGACTGCAATTATGATGAACATACAACCAATGATTATGGCATATATGGTCACATCTTTACAACTTAACACACAAACAAATAAAATAAACACAGTTCCTGGTAACTTTCAACGCCAGCCAGGTAGTTTAAGCGTAAACTGTGTAATCATATGGGTAACATGCACATCACGCCTGGAATGGACGTAACAATGCATGTCAATCATATAGTGCAAACCCTTGCGGGCAAGCTGTGCATCTATTCAGATGCAACAGCTTCTACCCAGTAGAGATTACGAAGTGGATCACCAGTTTCAATATTACGCACAGGTGCGTCAGTATTGATGGTGAAACCTTTAATCTCTGTTCCAGGCTTAGTTGCCTTGAGCTTCTTCACCATTGGGTGATTAGAAGTCATGGTCTTTTTGGTCTTTGGATCAACAAAGTTAAGCTGACCTGATACAATAGTATCTTGGTCACGGACTGTCACGTCAAAGCCAAGGAAGTTGGTTTCTGACTGTGTCAGTGGTTTAGATGTGACATAAATGGTCACGTTCTTAGTGTTCTCATTGATTCTCATCTTGCGGAAATAAACTGAATTGTTTGACATTTGTTAAAAATTTAAGTTATACATTATGGTGGGGTACACCACCGTCAATTAATTGGAGGGGAGCCGTAGCCTATGACATCTTGAAAATGCCATACACAAAACTTTTGCAGGGCCGGGGGGCAGAGGACTAAATAATATATATAGTTTATGGACTCAGAAATTAAAAATTAAAAAAATTATTTTTTGTTTCACTCTTTTTTTTAGTGTATTGCCTGTATGTTAATTGTCATCTCTCTGGTAATTCTGTTTTAGTATAATAATTTAATTTTGTATATTGATTATATAAACTACACACATGGATGATAACTATGATGACTTTGATGATGATATCTTTGCAGGGATGTCTGAGATAGAAAAAATAGAAGAAGAGGATGCACTAATGGAACAGGCATTTAATAATTCTTTTAGAATAATCACAGAAGAAATAAGTTTCTCAGATTTAATTGAGGAAAGAGCAAATGATAATAAAATGTTTTCTTATACTGCTGTAGCTCATAACACAGATGATGGACCTTCAAACACAGATTTAGAAAACATAATTATATACTTTCAAGAAAAAGAGGAGTATGAGAAGTGTGCAGCAATTCATAAAATACTTACAGCATGATTAAGAGAATAGCCGTAGTATTGTGTATTCTAATTACCAGTATTGCATTTAGTCAAGAGTGTAGCCCATTTTCCAAACCTCATCACTACAAGTTAGATAAGAATAAGTCAGCATCCATTGGTTATGTAGCTTGTCTTCATGCAAGAGGTGTGGTGGCAGAAGTTGGATATGACAAGATGTTTCTTGGGATATTAGCAATGGGTAAAGGTCACCATGGTGCAACTTATACATTTTTACAGTATGAGGTACCTTTTGGTAGATCTAGACTGTATGGTGGTCCAGCTTACAGGTTGAATCATAACCCAACTTTAATTATGGGTAGAGTAGGCGCAGATCTTAAAATATATAAGAGGTTGTGGGCAACCGCAGGCGTTCTTCAAATAAATCGTAATCTAAACTATTTACACGTAGGATTAAAAATCCAATTATAAATAAGTGCGTTAAACTTCTTTTATTTAAACTTTTTGGTTATATTTGTTGGAATAACATTTAAAACCAAATAAAATGTCAAAGGAAAATCAAGAAGAAGTTCAACTTTCAAAGGAGGAACTACAAGCACGTAGATTAGAGATTACTAATTTCTACAAAGAAAACATTAAGCATCTTAAAGTTCAGAAAGAGTATGAAGAACTATTAAGGGATGTTGAGAAGGCAAGAGCAGAACGTGTGCAAGCACAAATGTTTTTAGCTCAAGCATACGGTGCAGATGAAACCAATAGCACAGATGAAGAAGGTGCAGAAGCAGACTTCAAAGTTGCTATGGAGCAAGAAGAATCTCGTAGAAAACTAAAACGCACATAATGGAAATGATAAGTCTTGGCTCAAAAGGAGAAGCCGTAAAGAAACTACAACGCCTATTAGGTGTGAAAGCAGACGGAGACTTTGGTCCTACTACAAAAAAATATGTAGTAAGGTTTCAATTAGGTGCAGGCTTACATCCAGATGGTGTAGTTGGGAATGATACCTGGACATTATTACTAAGTAGAGGTCCAGAGAAAGAAGCAATTGATGAGGATACAGACATCAGAGGGCAACACTTTACAACAAACTATGGTCAAATTATACATAGATACTTCTTACCAAAAGGTGAGTATGTAAAAGGAAATATATCTAATGACTATATTTTTATTCATCATACAGCAGGTTGGAATAACCCTTATAAAACAATTGATCATTGGGGTAGAGATACACGTGGCCGAGTAGCAACGGAATTTGTATTAGGTGGTCAAAAGATTACAAACGGTGATGATGAGTATGATGGTGTTATGGTACAAGCATTTCCAGAAGGATGTCAAGGTTGGCACTTAGGTAAAACTGGATCAGGTTTTATGAACCGTCATTCAGTTGGAATAGAGATTAACAATTTTGGTTACTTAAAAAATGGTAAAGCATATCAAGGAAGCCGAGCACTTGAATCACAAATATGTACTTTGGAAGAACCTTTTAAAGGATTTACTACATGGCACAACTATACAGACAAACAAATTATTGAGTTAGAAAAATGGTTAAGGTATGTGGGTGAAAGAGATAACATTGATTTAAGAGAAGGTCTTGTACAGTGGATTAAAAAAGTTGGACCTTATAAAGCATTTGAATTCCAAGAAGATGCATACTACGGTAAAATAAAAGGATTATTAACGCATACTAATGTGAGAAAGGATAAGTTTGATGCATATCCTCATCCAAGTTTAATTGATATGCTTTTAAGTTTATAATATGGCAATAGTAAATAAAGTTGATCAAAAAGCAAAAGTAAACATAGATACTACAATAAAGTATCAAATAGTTACATACTGTTTTTTTAATAATATTCAGATTAGTAATTCTGATCTAAAGTGTTTAGCTGAGTTAGCTAAAACTGAAAAAGTAGAGCTTACTTTATTTTGCAATGACGTGACTGATTTGGGTATTTTTAAAAGTGCCCAGTCAGCACGTAATGCAATAACAAAAGCAAGCAAAAAGAACCTTGTAACTAAAGACGGGAAAAATAGAAAGAAGATTTTTTTAAATAAAGATATGAATGTACAAATAACCGGTCCTGTTTTATTGGATTATAAAATTTTAGGTATTGAGACCCAAGAGTCATAAAGAATTCAAAAAAGGAATAGCAGAAGAAGTAGGTGTTCATCCAGAAGTGGTGGAAGACTTTATAACTTTTTATTATGCTAAGCTTAGAAAAAATTTATCTAATATAACATATCCAAGTATTACAGTATATGGATTAGGTACTTTTCATTTAAGAAAAAAAATACTTAATAAAACAATTAAGAAGAATAAAAGCATCTTAGGTAATTTAGTTAAAAACACATATAAAGGTTATGAAAAACATATAGGTGTTGTAGAAAAATTAGATATGCTACAAAATGCTAAAGAGTTAATAGAAGGTTTAGAGAAAGAAAAAAAAGAGTTTAAGCAAAAAAGAAATGAAAATAAAAAATCTAATAAACGCACTTAGAAGTTTTGATAAGATTACTGAAGGTGTATTGAATACTATTTTTACAAAAGAAGAAGTAGAAAAAGTAGCAAAAGAAAGATTTAATATTTGTAAAAATTGCAAAGAACTTGATAATCAAGGAGTTAACTGTTTTGCTCCTGGTACACAACCGTGCTGTTCTGACTGTGGTTGTAGTTTAAAATTTAAAACAAGGTCTTTATCTTCTAGCTGTCCTCAAGATAAGTGGGAAGCATTAATTACAGAAGATCAAGAAGAACTTTTAACTGATATAACAGATGAAGATTAATTACATATACAAAGAAGAAACAATAACTGTAGAAGCTAACACAGAAGGTTTGTGGTGGTACACTACAACAACACTATAATTATGGCTATTATATTTAAAGAAGAAGGGCATGTTTATGAAAGCTCTGACCAAGACAAAATAAATTGGACAAGTGTCACATCATTTATAGGAAAATTTAAACCTAAGTTTGATGCTAAAGGACAAGCAAAAAAATCTGCTAAAAATAAAAGATCCAAGTGGTATGGTATGACTGAAAAAGAAATACTTCTTGCTTGGAGCAATGAAACAGATAGAGCTATAGGCTTAGGTAACTGGTATCATAATCAACGTGAATCAGATATGTTAGATCTTAAAACAATAGGAAGACATGGAGTAGAAGTCCCTATCATTAAGCCTATTATTAATGATGACGGAATTAAAATTGCACCAGTCCAGAAAATTGAAGAAGGTGTATATCCTGAACATTTAGTATATTTAAAATCAGTTGGTCTTTGTGGTCAAGCTGATTTAGTTGAGGTTGTAAATGGCTATATAAATATAACAGATTACAAAACAAACAAGGAAATAAAAGAAAAAGGTTTTACTAATTGGGAGGGTATTACATCTAAACTTTATAACCCTGTTAATCATTTAGATGATTGTAATTTGAATCATTATAACTTACAACTCAGTATTTATGCGTATATTATTAAAAAGCACAACCCTAAACTGAAGATAGGTGATCTAGTGGTACAGCATGTTAAATTTAAACAAGTTGGTACAGATAAAAATGGTTATCCAATAAATGAAAAAGTCAATGGAGAACCTGTGATACAAGAAGTTAAAATGTATAAATTACCATACTTAAAAGATGAAGTAAGGAATCTTATAATGTGGTTTAAAGACAATAAGAAATAATGGCAAAGATAGAATTAACAAGATTAATACAAAATTCAAATAAAGGTTTAATAGCATACAGTGAAGTATTAGTTACTATAGAAACTAACTTTATTATAGCATACATGAAAAAAAATGAATCTAATATAAATTTTAATGATAATGTTACAACTTTATATTTAGCAGGTGGTCCTTTACAATTCTCAGGTGGGCCAGGTCCCGTAGTAGCTGCCTTTTTTTCAGAAATGGATGTTAAAGGAACTTATGCAGATATTAAAGCATTACTGGAAGAACCTAAAACTGAAGAACCATGATAGTTAGATTATTTGATGTACAAAATGGAAAAGTAATTCCAACAGAACACTGTTATACTTTAAATTTCTTAAAAGATTTAATGGAGCAGTATCCTGATAGTTATATGAGTATATATCAATATTTATTTTATATGACTTGTCCAAATCCAGATTTAAATCCTTTCTTTAATTTACCAGAACATGAGAAAGAAGATATAATAATTGAAGAGATAGGTTTGGAAGAGTCACCTGAAGATTCTAAAATTAGATACTCAATTGATATGTGTAAAAAAATGTATGAGACACCTACCTATAGAGCTTATGTAGGTATAAAAGCTATGCTTGATAGATTGGCTAGATACATGGAAGTAACACCAATTGAACATGGAAGAGATGGTAATATGAATTCTATGATTAATGCTGCTGCCAAGTTTGAGCAAATTAGACAATCTTATAAAGGAGCGTTTAGTGATATGAAACAAGAACAAGAAAGTTCCGTTAGAGGTGGTGCTGGATTAGCATATGATCAATTATAAAATGAGTAGTAAACAAGAATGGGTATTCTGTTATTGGGATGAACCCTTAATATTAAAACCAAAAAATAATAAAGATGAAAAAAACAAAGATTGTACCAGTTGGAAAAAAAGTTCTAATAAGACCAAAGGAGGCAGTTAGAACTGTACCAGGTACTAATATAATAATTCCTGATTCTGCATTAGAGAAAGAATACAAAGGTTTTGTTGTTGGAGTTGGTGCAGAAGTACAAGAAATTGTTGTAGATGATTTAGTGCAATATGCAGAATATTCTGTTCCTCAAGAGGTAGAACACAATGGATCAAAACATTTATTAATTAATGCAGGAGACGTGTTTGCTATAATTAAAGAAATAGAGTAATGTTTAAAGAAGTCCCAACGTTTGAAAATGGTAACTGGACAGTGACTAAATTTGAAACTAGAGATTCATTTAATGAATTTATAGAATCTATATTTAAAGAACCCGGTCTATATAACTTTACTAAATCAGCTTTACTGTTTAACAAAGAAGCCAGAAACTTCAACAAAGATGGTTTTTATTGTTCAGCTCCTTTCAGATCAAAAGACTTTATAACATATTGGAATGATCAAAAAGATAAATGCCGTGTAGGGGTCATCTATAAAGAAGGTCCTTACACTTGGTATTTAACAAGAGATTATTATATGTGGTTAAACTTTTTACCTATATATGACAAAGAAGAAAAAAAGTATGGTTTTGCTAAAGTAAGAGATGCTCAATATCATATGGCATTATATGAACTGTTAGCTGAACTTAACTATCAACACTCAGCAATACTAAAAAAACGTCAAATTGCTTCTTCCTATTTTCACATGGGAAAAATAATTAATACATACTGGTTTGAAGAAGGTAGTACTTGTAAGATTGGTGCATCACTAAAAGATTACATAAATGATAAAGGTTCCTGGAAGTTTTTAGATGAGTATAAAACATTTTTAAATGAGCACACTGCGTGGTATAGGCCCAGTAATCCAGAAAAGGTTTTACTATGGCAACAGCAGATAGAAGTTAAAGTAGGTAATAGAAAAACATCTAGAGGTTTAAAATCTAAAATACAAGGTGCCTCATTTGAAAAAAATGCAACAACTGGTGTAGGTGGACCAACAAGTTACTTTTTTCATGAAGAAGCAGGTATAGCACCAAAGATGATGCAGACCTATGAGTACTTGCGTCCTGCAATGTCTTCAGGTATGGTTACAACGGGTATGTTTATAGCAGCAGGTTCTGTTGGTGATTTGGATCAATGTGAGCCATTAAAGGAAATGATACTCAATCCTAAAGCAAATGATATATATGCTGTAGAAACAAATCTAATGGACGCTGATGGTACAATTAATATGGCAGGTCTGTTTATTCCAGAACAGTGGTCTATGCCGCCTTATATTGATGCATACGGTAACTCTAAAATAGAGGAAGCACTTAATGCAATAAGATTAGAAAGAAAAAAATGGAAGTCTGATTTAAATCCAGAACAATATCAGTTACGTATATCTCAAAAACCAACTAACATAGCAGAAGCATTTGCTTATAGAAAAGAATCTATATTCCCTCAAGGTATCATTTCAAAGCAAATGAAGAAAATTGAAGATAAAGAATATGCATATGAACACATTGAGTTAGAAAGAACACAAGATGGTATAGAAGCTAAAAGATCTAATAAGCTACCTATATCAGAATTTCCTGCTAATAAAAAAGCACAAGATAAAACAGGTTGTTTAGTTGTTTGGGAAAGACCTATTGCAAATCCACAATTTGGAACCTACTATGCTTCTATTGACCCCGTGTCAGAAGGTAAAACAACAACATCTGATTCCTTATGTAGTATCTTTGTTTATAAGAATGCAATGGAAGTTTCTAGAGAAACTCAGGCTGGCTTAGAACATTTTATAGAAAAAGATAAGATTGTAGCTGCTTGGTGTGGTAGATATGATGATATAAATAAAACACATGGTCAGTTAGAATTAATTATTGAATGGTTTAACGCATGGACTCTTGTTGAGAATAACATATCTCTTTTTATTCAGCACATGATTGCTAAGAAAAAACAAAAATACCTTGTGCCAAAACAACAAATTCTTTTTCTGAAAGATCTAGGTTCTAACAGAACTGTATATCAAGAATACGGATGGAAAAATACAGGTACTTTATTCAAGAGTCATTTAATATCTTATGCTATAGAATTCTTAAGAGAAGAAATAGATGAAGAAACAGACCAAGATGGAAACACCATTTCAACAACATTAGGTATTGAAAGAATACCAGATCCTATGCTTTTAAAAGAAATGCTTGCTTACTACCCTGGTTTAAACGTGGATAGGTTGGTTGCTTTTGGAGCATTAGTTGCTTTTGTAAGAATTCAACAATCAAACCGTGGTTATTTGAAAAGAAGAGAAAGTGAATCAGACAATTCTTTGGTAAATTCAAAAAATTTGTATAAATTAAAGTATAGTCCGTTTAAAAATTTAGCAAGGGGAAAAACTAGTATTGGCGGGAAAAAGATCAAAAGATCTGCCTATAAAAATTTTAGATAAATATGAAAGTATATAACGCAATGCAATTGAAGAATGGTGCTAAAGCTGAATCAGGCTCCGGTGCTTCTTCTAGTTTGACACAACCTATACAATTCTTGCCGGCTAAAAAGAAAGATGATGATTGGGCTGCTTGGAATTTAGATTGGTTAGAAGTGCAAGGTATGCAGTTTCTAAAACAGAATGCTAGAAAATTATTGAAAAACTATAAGCTTGCTAAAGGAATTATAGATAAAACAGACTATATAGTTGAAGATGACAATGAATATAAAGATTTACTAGATACACTTACTCAAGAAGATGAGTCAGCACTGGAATTAAAATTTTATCCTATTATTCCAAACGTTATAAACGTACTATCTGGAGAATTTTCTAAAAGATTAAGCAGAGTGCAATTCAGAGCTGTTGATGATCTTTCTTATAATGAAATGCTTGAGCAGAAAAGAGCTATGATTGAAGAAAATCTTTTAAGAGATGCTTCAAACAAAATGATGATGAACATGATTCAAATGGGAATGGATCCTGAATCAGAAGAAGCTCAGAAAAAAATGAACCCTGAAGCATTAAAATCATTACCAGAGATACAAGATTTTTTTACAAAGGATTATAGATCATTAGTAGAAGAATGGGCCACTCATCAATTGAATGTTGATACTGAGAGATTTAATATGCAAGAACTGGAAGAAAGAGCTTTTAGAGACATGCTTATTACAGATAGAGAATTCTGGCATTTTAGAATGATGGAAGATGACTATGATGTAGAGTTATGGAATCCGGTATTAACATTTTATCAGAAGTCACCAGATGCAAGATATATATCTCAATCTAACTATGCAGGTAAAGTTGATTTAATGACTATTGCAGATGTGATAGATAAGTATGGTTACTTAATGGATGAAAAGCAATTAACATCCTTACAAAAAATATATCCTGCTAAATCAGCTAAATACCAAGTATCCGGATATCAAAATGATGGTACTTATTATGATGCTACTAAATCTCACGAGTGGAATACAAACGCTCCTAGTTTAGGCTACAGACAGTTTATGAGTAACTGGGCTAGCAACTCAACAAGTGGTGGTGATATAATAGGTTCTATTTTAAATGAAGGAGATGATTTACCTAACTGGGGTGAGGGATCTTTAATGAGGGTTACAACTACGTATTGGAAAACACAACGTAAAGTTGGTCATTTAACTAAGATAACAGAAGATGGTCAAGTAATGCAAGAGATCATTGATGAAACATTTAAAGTTACAGAAAAACCAATATATGATTCTACTATATTTAAAAACAAAAGCAAAAATACTTTAGTACAGGGAGAGCATATAGATTGGATTTGGATTAATGAAGTTTGGGGTGGTGTCAAAATTGGTGCTAATTTCCCAGGTTTTTGGAAAGCTGATTCATCAAAAGATATGAATCCTATTTATTTAGGTATTAACAGAAAGAAACCCGGTAGAATACCATTTCAGTTTAAAGGTGATAGTTCATTATATGGATGTAAACTACCTGTAGAAGGGAGAGTATTCTCTGATAGAAATACAAGATCTACTTCATTGGTTGATTTAATGAAAGCTTATCAAGTAGGTTATAATATGGTTAATAATCAAATAGCAGATATACTAGTAGATGAACTAGGTACTGTTATTATGTTTGATCAAAATGCTTTACCACGTCATTCTATGGGTGAAGATTGGGGTAAGGGCAATTATGCAAAAGCCTATGTAGCAATGAAAGATTTCCAAATGCTACCTTTAGATACTTCAATTACTAATACAGAAAATGCTACAAACTTTAATCATTACCAAACTCTTAACATGGAGCAGACTGGTAGATTAATGTCACGTATTCAATTAGCTAATTATTTTAAACAACAAGCATTTGATGCAATAGGTATTAATCCACAAAGACTGGGTGCTCCTATAGCTCAACAAACAGCAACAGGTGTTACACAAGCAATGAATCAATCATATGCTCAAACTGAAGTCTACTTTACACAGCATTCAGATCACCTAATGCCTAGAGTACATCAAATGAGAACAGATCTAGCTCAACACTACTATAGTACTAACCCAAGCGTTAGACTCTCTTATATAAGCTCTGAGGCAGAAAAAGTAAACTTTCAAATAAACGGTACTGATCTTTTATTGAGAGACTTTAATGTTTTTGCAACAACTAAAACAAATCATAGATCTATACTGGATCAATTAAAACAACTTGCAATACAAAATAACACAAGTGGTGCTAGTATTTATGACTTAGGTAATATTATTAAAGCTGAGTCTATTGCTGAAGTATCTGATATCTTGAAGGAAGCTGAAATGAAAACTCAATCACAAAGAGAACAAGAAATGCAGCAACAGAGACAAATGCAAGAGCAACAATTAAAAGCTCAAGCAGAAGAGGCTCAAGCAAAAATACAAATGGAGATAAGTGAAAATGACAAAGAACGTCAAAACAAACTCCAAGTTGCTGAGATTAGATCTGCTGGATATGGTGCACAAAGTGATATAAATCAAAATCAAGTATCTGACTTCCAGGATAGCATGAAAGATATTAGGAGGAATAATGAAAAACGTGAGGAAATGAACTTTAAGAGAGAACAAGCCTCAGTTAAAAACTCATTTACTACAGATAAATTAAACATTGATAGAGAAAAGCTTTCTACTCAAAGAGAAATTGCAGATAAGCAATTACAAATTGCAAGAGAGAATAAAAATAAATATGATGTTAAGTCCAATAAGAAGGATAACAAACCAAAAAAATAAGCTTAATTAAGAAGAAAAAATATAGATAGCTATATACTGCACAAAATGATTTATGTTGTATGCATTTCTTAAGTTTATTTGTAAAAATGTTTGTATATTGTATATGTAAGAATTAACAATTACAAAAACCAACAATAAAATGGCAACAGATACTAAAACAGTAGAGAGTAAAGTTACTCAAGAAAACATTGATTTAGATAGCCTTTTTGACGGAGCCGCTGGAGCAGATAGTGTAACAGTACCAGAAGAAAGCAAACCTAAGTCAGTATTTAGTAAACCAACTAAAGAAGCAGATTTTTCTTTTACTGAAATAGAAGAAGAAAAAGAAGTAACAAAAGAAGTTGAAACAGAAGCATCAGCTGAAGTAGATACAGAAGAAAAAAAAGCAGATGATGCTAAAACTACAGAAGATGCAGATGATATATTTGATGCATTAGAAGTAGATGAAGCAGATGAAGTAGAAGATAAGAAAGTTAAAAGAGGAAGAAAGAAAATTTCTGGAATAGGTGATGTATTTAACAAGCTTATAAAAGATGATAAAATTGTTCCTTTTGATGATGACAAATCTTTTGATGATTATTCTGCTAAAGATTGGGAGGAATTAATAGAAGCTAACTTGGAAGAAAAGGCAAACCAAGTTAGAAGAGAAACTCCAAAACAGTTCTTTGAAAGTTTGCCGCAAGAACTCCAAATAGCAGCACGTTATGTGGCTGATGGTGGTACTGATTTAAAAGGATTATTTTCAACTCTAGCACAAGCTGAAGAAAAAAAGAGCTTAGATGTTAAAAAAGAAAGTGATCAAGAAGTAATAATCAGAGATTACCTACAAGCTACAGGATATGGTGATGCTGAAGAGATTGCAGAAGAAATTGAAATCTGGAAAGATTTAGGTAAGCTTGAAAGTCAAGCTTCAAAGTTTAAACCTAAATTGGATAAGATGCAAGAAAAAGTTTTAGCTAAAAAACTTGAAGAGCAGGAAATGCGCAAGGCACAGCAAGAACAAGCTTCAAAGCAATATATGGAGAACGTATATAATACTCTTAAAGAAGGTAGCTTAGGAGAATTAAAAGTTGATAGAAAGACACAGTCTATGCTATACAACGGATTAGTTCAACCAAATTATCCTTCAGTAAGTGGAAGAAATACGAACTTGTTAGGTCATTTGCTTGAGAAGTATCAGTTTGTTGAACCAAACTATACATTGATTTCTGAAGCTCTATGGTTACTATCAGATCCAGATGGTTATAAGACCAGAATAATGGAGAAGGGTGCACAGAAGAGTGTAGAAAGCACAGTAAGAAAGTTAAAGACTGAACAAAGCAATAGTGGAGGATCATCTCTTGGAGTACAAGAGCGTGAGACAGAAGGTAGAAAAAAGTCTACCAAGAAAAAGTTACCTAGAAGTAACAACATATTTAAAAGATTTTAGTAACAAGAATAAATAACAATTAATAATTAACTTAAATAACAATTAACAATTATGGCAACTCCTGTATTAAACAATGGAATTTTCCTAAGAGATACTGCTTACAAAGCGAGCTCTCATGTTGATTCTTATCACCTAACCCAAATGCTTGGATCTTCTGAGCCTATGGATATGGGACCAGTTGATCTTTGGGCAATGACCCAAAAGGTAGAAATGCCTTTGTATCAAATGGCTTCTTTTGGTGGAAAGAACACAATCATGGTAGACAACGCGCGTGGGGAGTATAAATGGCAAACTCCAATCGCTCAAGATTTACCTTTTGTTGTAGCTGACATTGAGCCAGCAAATGACACAAAAGGTGTAGATGGTACTACATTCAAGATTAAAGTTTCAAAAAGAAGCTTTGGTCATGGTGATATCATTACTTATGACAAGTACAACGGTTTAGAATTGTACATTACTGCAGATGATATTATCCCTGCAGGTGATGGATACATCTACACTGTACAACTTGTAAACAATAACAGTGCAGCATCATTAGATAACGCATACTTAGCTCCAGGAACTAAATTCTTTAGAAAAGGTTCTGCAAGAGGTGAATATGGTGAAAGATTCTCTGATATTGAAACTGGTTCTGGATTCCGTGAGTTCTACAACTTTGTTGGTGGAGCTGAGGCACATGTACACTATTCTATTTCTAGCCGTGCTGATCTTATGATTAAAGGTGGTTTGAATGCTGATGGTACTGTACCTGTAACAGAGATCTGGAGAAACTTTGACCAAGATCCAAACAATCCTTCTGTATCATCAATTGATGAGTTGGTAGCTGGAATGGGAAAAGCAGGTGCTAGAGAAGCATTTGAAGATGGACGTTTGTCTAGAACTTTCGTTACAAACATGGAAGCTGCTCACTTGAGCAAGATTGCAAATGATATTGAAACTTACCTAATGTGGGGTAAAGGTGGAAAAGTAAAACAAGATGGACCAGATGATATTAGATTATCTGTAGGTCTTTGGTCTCAGTTAGATAACTCTTTCAAAAGAGTATATAACAAGTCTGCTTTCTCACTTGATATGTTCAAGTCTGAGCTATACAACTTCTATCAAGGTAAAGTTGAGTTCAAAGGGCCAGACCCAAGTAGACAACTTGTTGTACAAACAGGTATTGGTGGAATGCAATTAATCAACAAAGCTATTGCTGATGAAGTATATGGTTCTGGATTAGTTCAAAACGCTAGTGATATTGGTGCAGTAAAAGGTTCAGGAATGGATTTAGATTTCGGTTTTGCTTACACAAGCTTTACTATTCCTTTCCTTGCTAACGTTAAGTTTGTACTTAACCCTGCATTTGATAATCTTCACACAAATGATGTAGAGAATCCATTAATTGATGGACGTCCTTTAAGCTCTTATAGCTTCATTATCTTTGATGTGACAGAAAATGGAAATGATAACATTCACTTATTGAAGTTATCTTGGGATAATCAACTTAAGTGGTTCTACCAAAATGGTACTATGGACTACATGGGAAGAACTCAAGGTTTTGCTTCTACAGGTAACTTTAATGGTTATAGAGTTTATATGACTCAAACCATGCCAGCTATCTGGGTGAAGGATCCAACCAAAGTATTAAAAATTGTAATGAGAAATCCTGTAACAGGAGGTTCATTCTAATATATACTTAATAACTAAAAAGGAGGTGGGTAAAACTTCCTCCTTTTTTTATTTTTAATGTGAGTTAAGTGTTATTCTCCTCAAATAACTATAGTCAGGTAAATCCTGGCTTTAGAAATATTAATAATAATTGTAGATAAATATCTACTTTTGAGTTGAAAACAAACATTATTAATTTTTAAAAACCAAAAAAATGAGTGATTACACTATTGTAGAAAAATATCAGCTTGGCAAAAATAATGCTATTGCTGTAAGACCGTACTTTAACCCAAGCAGACAAAACATGGGGCTTGAACAATATGGTATGGCACTTCATGAAGGAGTATGGCATGAAGAATCTTTAGCATGTCTAGAACTAAATGGAGTTAAAAGATATGTTACTGGACTAAATGAATTTGCACCAGATGTAAAGATGTTACCTCCAGGAGATAAAGAAGTAAAAGTAAAAGAGATAAGAAAAGTAGTTGCTCAATTAGAAGCTGAATTAGCGTCTAATGTCATAGATCTTGAAGATAAAGATTTTTGGAATAAAGTAACATTATTAAAACCAGACAATGATAAGTTCTGGTCAAGAATAAGCCTAAGATGTGGTAATGATCCAGTATTCTTAGATCCTGTAAAAGATCCATATGATCTTATAAAGATATATGCTATAAATGCAGGTGGATTTTCAATGGTAGGTAAATCATTGAAAGAAGCTAAGAAAGCTGTAAATCCACCAAAGTTTTATTTAGACCAACTAGAAGAAACCATTAGTGAAAGAACAGAGTATACTAAGCTGAGAAATAAAGCTTTAGTTGCTTTACAAAATATGTATGATACTGATACAACTAAGTTGATGTATGTTGCAAAGTGTGTAGATTTAGAAAGTGTTCAATACACAAAGTCTACACCAAATGACATAATGTACGAAAATATGGATATGTACATTAACGGTGAAGGAACAGAAGGAAATAGAAAAAGAGCATCTAAGCAATTTTTAGAAGCATCTAATAGTTCTATGGAAGATCTTAAAATCAGAGCATTAGTAAAAGATGCTATGTACTACAGATTCTTAGTTCCTAAATCTTCAGGTTGGATTGAGTCAATGGATAGTTCAGAAAAACTAGGTAAAAGATCTGGTGAAGTAATTGAATATCTTAAAGATCCAGGTAATGAAGATACATTGTTAAGTTTACTATCTAAAGTAGAACCTTATTGGAACTCATAACTTAACATATAATGAATAACTCAACTCTACAAATTAAAATAAAACAAAGGCTTAATAAGCTTTCTAGCAATGATTTTGATAACATTGAATGTTGGCAAATTGTAGAGGCATTTAATAAAGCTCAAGTTGAATGGGTAAGACGTCAGCTTCACGGTAATAATATGTACCGTGAAGGTGATGAGATGTCTAAGAGAAGAATAGATGATCTTCAAATACTTTTAACAGAGGTAAACTTACCTGGTTTTTCTACAAATGATTATTTTGAATCAACAGCTATACCAGATAACTATATGGAATTTAAAAGGATATCTGCTTTTGCTACAAGTGATTGTTGTCCTGATCCTAGATCAATGACAGTTTACTTAGCAGAAGAAGCTAATGTAGATTTAATTTTAAGAGATCCTTTAAAAAGACCAGATTATGAATGGGGAGAAACATTCTGTACTTGGATAGGTAATGATATAAGAGTATATAGAAGAGATTTTACTATTACAGATGTTGATTTAACTTACTATAGACAACCAAGACGTATAGAAATACTAGGTTGTCAAAATCCATTTGATGGTACTGCAACTGGAACTCAAGTTGAATCTGAGTTTAAAGATGATATAGTAGAAGTATTAATAGATGAAACTGCATCTTTAATTGCAGGTGACATAGAAAACTTTAATCAGTATCAAACTAATCAACAAACAGCAGAAAGAAATAATTAATGGATACGTATAAAAGACCTTTAAAAGCCAAAGCTACGGGTAAACTATCTAGACCATCAACCAAAAAAGTTATGGGTACTAGATCTAATGAAATGAAAGAAGTAGATGCAAAGACAGCATCATTAGTTGTTGAAATAATGAATGCACGTACAAGCTTTCATAAATTACATTTACAAGTAACAGGTGATGGTTCTTTTGCACAACATAAAGCATTAAATGAATTATATGATTCATTACCTGATTTAGTAGATACTATAGCAGAAGGATATCAAGGTGCTTGTGAAGTAATATTAATGTATCCAGATAAAGCACCTGCAACTTTAACAAATGTAGATGGTGCTTTAGATTATATGAGAATGCTTACATCTCAGATAGATGAATTACAATACTGTATGCCTCATTCTGAAATAGTAAGTAATCTAGATTTAATAAAAGATGAAATTAATTCAGCTAAGTATAAACTATTATTCCTTAGCTAATTGCTTATATGAAAAAATATTTGTATATTATATATGTACAAACGTACAATAACTTTATTTATAATTTAAAATTGAAAAACAATGGCTTATTTTAATCATGCTTTTTATAAAAGCTTTTTAGCAGTTGACGCAAGTGCTGCTAATGGAACAAAAACCCAAGACTTAGCTGCAGGACAACTTGCACTAGTTGATGGAAAAACTTGGAAAGCAAACACTGGTGCTTTAGCAGTACCTGGTTTGGCTTACTTAGTACAAGGATCTTTACACGCAAGTGACACTATTGGTGGAAACGGCAATCATGGTGGTTATGCAGAATCAGTTAAATCAAAAGGAATCAATCCTAAGTATTTAACAAGAATCTGGGAATCAGAATGTATTAATGCAACTCCAGCAAGTGTAACAGTTGCAGTAGGATCAAAATGTCATCCATGTGGTGAAAACCTAATGTTACGTTTAGACGTAAAAGGTGCACCAGCTTTACGTTTCTTAAACCGTAATGCATATGCTATTGGAGATTCTATCGGAGAAGGTAGTGATCCAGGTTTATGTTGTATTGAAGGACAAGAATTTCTTGATCCAGCAGTAGCGTTAGCAAAAATTGGTAGAATGATAATTGCAGATCCTATTGTTGCTCCATTCATTAAAGAAGGTGGAATTGTAGTAACAGTAGCTGGTGTAGCTACATCATATACATTTGCTGAAATAGTAGATGGAACTTATACTCCATCAACAGATCCAGTAGGTGACGAAGTAACTGCAGCAATTAGTTTTCAAGGTGCTTATGTAGATACTAAGTTTGGAGACTGTTCTTTTGATACACGTGATTATCACGGAAAAGAACCAGTTCAATTAGTAGCTTCAATGCTAGATGAAACAGGAAATCCATGTAATGACTGTGGTACTGTAACAAGTACAGCAGGTACAATGCAACAAACTTCTGGAGAAGGTGTACTTAGAAATATTCTATTAACTGAATCTTACGGACAAGCACCATTCCACCAAGGAAATGTAGATGCAATACGTATGCGTGAGATTGAAGGTTCTGAAGAAGTAATTTCTGCAGTAGATCGTTCTGCTCTATACAAGACTTATTATGTACAACACAGCATTCCACGTTTGAACAATGCAACAAGTGTATTTGATAATGATCAATATGTATATGAGGTGTTTGTAAAATGTGATGATACGGCAACTCAAGCTGCAGTAGAAGGTTTACTTGATGCTTTAGTTGATGCAGCTAATCAATCTGGTAATCCACTAGTAAGAGAAACTGCTATTGATCAACAAACTAATCCATAAGAATAGGTTAAAATAAAAAATCTATTATAAACAAAAGGTGAGGGAGAAATCCTTCACCTTTTTTATTTTCAAATCTCCTTGATTTTTTGTATATTATCTATGTAGTATAGTATTTATAAAATTTATTCATTATGGCTGATAAGCATATATTAAGTTTAGAAGTTCCTACAGTATCTAATAGAGAGATATTTAGTGTCCGTGACACTAGTCAATACTCTTCTAATTTAGATATAGATTGCAGTGAACTACTTATAACATCCCCTGGGTATAATGTACCCGTATTAATAGAAGTTGATCCAGACTTCAATTTACATTTAAATGCATGTCAACTTGCAGTTCAAACAGAAAATTGTGGAACAGTAAGGACTAACCTCAGAGATGGTATTTATGTAATAAGATATAGTGTAGCTCCTGTTGAGAAAGTATATGTTGAATATAATCACTTAAGAGTTACTAGCTTACTTACTTTATACTATGAAACTCTATGTCATATTGATGTAAAAGACTGTGAGCCACATAGTGAAAGAAAAGAACTAATAGATGAAATGAAATATATAAGAACTCTTATAGATGCAGCTGTAGCTAAAGTAGAATATTGCAATAGCCCACAAGAAGGTATTTCATTATATGACTATGCTAAAAAAAGATTACAGAAAATATCTTGCAAAACTGCAGGTTGTTAAATATAAATAAACCAAACTATGAATTGTGTAAAATGTAAAAAACCATTTACGTGCGGTTGTCAAAAAACACGGGCTAAAGATGGAGCAACAGTACATAAAACATGTAAGACTTCTTATGAAGCAGATTTAAAAAGTACTGTAAAAAAATAATAAAATGGATAATACACTGATCAAAAAAATTGAAATAGAAAGAAAATTTGCAACTGCAGTGTACAAAAACTTTGTATCTCTTAGGTTTGGGATGAATCCTTGTTGTATTATAGATGAGGAAGCAGCCACTATAAATAAAGAGTTATGTGATTGGCAAGAAAAAGCTACATGTGAACAGACATGTAATGACACTGCTGTTGAATCAAAAGGATTTTTGAAGAGTACACCTTATCAAGAAGCTCCTAGTACATCAAGTGCTAAAACAGCTTCATGTGCTCCTGTAACATATTGTCCTGACACAAGTGTATTGGATAATATATTAAAATCTATTCAAGAATTAACTTCAAGAATTGATAGTCAGAAAGATGATGATTATGTATTTACACAACCAGAAGATTCTATAACATGGGAAATAGAACACAATTTAGATAAGTATCCAAATGTAAGACTTGAGTTATTAGATGGTACAGATATACAAGGAGAAATAACTAATATAGATAAAAATAATATGCTTGTTACCTTTGACGTTGCAGTTTCTGGAAGAGCTTATTTAACATAGAGTAAACAACTAATTAATAAATAAAAAAAACAATTATGGCAATTAAGTATTTGTCTCATTTAGAGACGTTGAACATTGACATGCAGGGATATGAATTGCAGAATGCTGTAGTTCATAATGTAGCTGCAACGTCAAAACCTGCATCTCCAGGTGCAGGACAAATTATATACAACTCAACAGATAAAGCTCTTGAGGTGTGGGATGGTGCTGCATGGGTCAGTGCAGCAGGTGATATTACAGGAGTAGTAGCTGGTACAGGTTTAACTGGGGGTGGTACTTCCGGTTCAGTAACAGTGGATGTAGATTATGCTGGTGCAGATAACTTTATTTTAGCTGCTGGTGCAGGTACCGGAGATGTTAGTACAGCAATGCATATTGCAGTATCTGATACAAATGATGATGTAAAGTATTATGATGTAGCTGCATTACCGTTTACAGATAATTTAGGTACAGTTACTTCTGTAACAATTGAAGGTTCAGACGGTATTGATGTAGATTCAGGTTCACCAATTACAACTTCAGGGACTATTAAGTTAGGCCTTTCAAGTATACCTAATAGTTCACTTGCAAATAGTAGTGTTACTATTACGGCTGGTGACGGTTTAACAACTGGTGGTGCAGTAGCATTGGGTGGTTCTGTAACTGTAGATGTAGATTATGAAGAAGGAGATAACGTTGTATTAGCCGGTGGTGCTGGTAAGGTAAAAGTTACTCCGGAATTTGATGTACTACTTTCAAGTTTTGTTGAAGGAGAAGATAAAACAGCTGCTGAAGCTAGAAGTTATAAATTATCAGATTTACCATTTAACAATTTTACAGGTGTAACGTCTGTAGAAGTTACAGGTAATGATGGAATTAGTGTGAGTGGTTCTCCTATTACTACTAGTGGTACCATTACTTTAGGTATTGATGCTCTTAGTATAGAGAATGGAAAACTAAAAAATAGTAGTGTAACATATGGATCTACTACGGTAGCTCTTGGTGGTACGTCAACTTCTATAGCTGGTTTAACTGGATTAGACTTTACTGCAGCAGATGCTTCTATTGCAGCTTCTATTGGTGCAAAAATACTTACAATTGGTGGAGGAACAACAACTGTTTCTATTCCTGGTAACTTAACTGTTGCTGGTACTTTACTTACTAAAGATGCTAATGAAGTAAACATAGGAGATGCTATTATTAAATTAAATGCAGAAGAAACTGGAGCTCCTACTGAAAATGCGGGTATTGAAATTCAAAGAGGTACATCAGACAATGTATTCTTACTTTGGGATGAAGCAGGTGATAGATGGGACTTTGGTGCTAGTTATGACGTACGTGCTAATGCATTCATTGGTGATTTAGATGGAACTGCAGCTGATGCTAATAAATGGACTACAGCAAGAACAATTACTTTAGCAGGAGATGCTACTGGTTCTGTAGAAATTGATGGTAGTGCGGATGTAACTCTTACGGCAACTGTTGTTGCATCTGGTGTAGCTCCTGACTCTGTTGCCCTAGGTACAGATACAACAGGAGACTATGTAGCAACACTTAGTACAAGTGGTGCATTGAATGGTTCTGGATCGGGTGAAGGTTCTGTTGTAGCTTTAACTGTTGATACTACCAGCGTAGATCAATTAGGTGTTGTTGAATTAGCAACAAGTGCTGAAGCAATTGCAGGTACTGATACTGAAAGAGCAGTAACTCCTAAAGCAGCTAGTGATTTAGTTGCAAATAGACAAGCCGCTAAAAGATTTGTTAAACAATATCAAGCTGAAGAATTTGTTAAAGAAGGACTTCCGGTAGAGCATGGTCTTAACTGTGAGCATATTATTGTTCAAGTGTGGATGATAACTCAACCAAAAGAACCTGTATTTGGTCAAGTAGAAGTAGCAGATATAAAAGAAGTAGTTCATACCAGTATAATACAAGTAGATAAAATGAAGGTAGTTATACAAACAGATATGATACCTGCAGGAATGCTTGAAGTATGTATTATAGCAGTATGCTAAAATAAATTTATAATAATTAATTATGATCAAATCACTATCACATCTAAAACATGGGGAATTTTATTTCCCCATGACAGATGGAACCAACGGTCAAGTTTTAGTAACTGATGGTTCAGGTCAATTAACATGGGCAACACAATCAACAGGAAGCAATAAGTTTCTTTCCGGTTTATCTTTTGATACAGGTACTGGTGTTTTAACTGCAACAGTAACTGGTTCTGCAGATGTTACAATTGACCTTGATGGTAGATATGTTCAAGCAGTTAGGGGTAACGGTACAACAATTAGTACAATCACAGATCTTGATACAGGTGAGGTTGTTGTAACTCCTATTTTTAATAATACAATTACAGAAACGGGTACAGCATTAGTTACTAGTGGAACTATATGGACTTATATTAATGACAGCATATTAGATATAGCTCCTATACAGTCTGTAGGTGGTGATGGTGTTTCTATAAGTACATCAACTGATACAGAAACGGGTCAAGTTAATATAGGGCCTATTGTTAATAGTGTACCTACACAAAATAGTGGTGCTTTAGTTAAAAGTGGGGGAATTTGGTCTTACATAGATAGTCTTGTATATGATAACTATACATCATGGAATTTAAAGACTAACGGTGTACAACGTACTTCCGTACAGTCTGGAGGAACATTAGACCTTATTGGAGGAACAAATGTTTCACTTAGCTACGGTGCTGGAGGTAAAGTAACAATAACTTCTACAGATACAAATACAGATACAAATCATTATTTATCAGGTGCTAGCTTTAGTACTAGTAATGGTAAACTAACTCTTACTGTAACAGGTAATACAAATCAAACAGTAGACTTAGATGGACGTTATGAATATTTAGGTCACAAGTATCATTCATTTTCTGATGGACAGCAGTTTTATGATTCTTATAATCAAGCAAACTATTTACGTTTATTTACTGAAAATAGTGTTTTTGATACTTTTAGATTTAGAAGCTATAAAGACGTTGAATTTTGGAATGGAACTGCTTGGGAAGCTTGGAGTCAAAGTTTAGATGTTTTATTTGATGGTAGAGAAGAAACTGGTTTTAGTTTACAACACGCAAACAAGCGTTTTAGATTTGTTATAAATAGAAGTAGTGGATGGCCAACAACAGCTTTGTTTGTTTTGCAAGGTTCTTGGTCAGACACAAAAGATCATACATGTGATGTTAAAATAGAAACGTTTGACGGAACTAATTGGAATGAAAAGACCAGATGGACTTATTCCAATTTCCAACGTGGTATGAATGTGCACACAACTAGTTCTTTACATGATGGTAAAAACGAGATGCGTGTTGAGATTGATATTGATTGGACTGATGCATCTCATGATTATTTTCAGTTTCAGAGTTTATTTTTATTAAGTAATTATTCTGGTGGTCAAACATTAGACCCTTGGACTTGGGATTATAGTGGAAGTGTAAACTTTCAAGCATTACCAAAATCCGCAGGTGATAATTTAGCAACACAAACATGGGTAGGTAGTCAAGGTTTTGCATCTGGATCTCATAATCACGATGCTGATTATGTAAATGTTACAGGAGATACTATGACCGGTGACCTTAGTATAAAAGGTAATATACTTTTAACAGGTGACGTTACAACGGCTAATCAAGGTAGAATGATTGATTTCACCGGCTTTGATAAAGAAGGCACAACAGATTTTTCAGATAGAGCTTATATAAGTCACACTGAAAACACTGGTGGTCACGGTGGTTCAGGTTTAGTTATTAGTTCACAGAACGATTCTAATGATGGTATTGCTTTTGCTACAAATGCAAGCAGTCTTTTAAAACATAATGGCAATGCCTTATATTCTGAAGGTCATAAACCTACTTGGAGTGAAATAGAAGACAAACCTACTACATTTGATCCTTCAAGTCACAACCATGATGGTAGATATTTAAAATTAAACCCTAGATTAAATGCAAATGGTGATACTGTAAAACAATCAGGTATTCATATATGGGATGTAAGTGGTGCATCAGATGATCCAGTTGGAGCATCAGATGGTATACTAACCACTAAGTATTGGGATTCATCAGATTGGGCAGTTCAGATGTTTGAAGACTTTCATCAAAGAGAGCTTCATATAAGAAATAAAAGAAGTGGTACTTGGCAAGAAGACTGGGCACAAGTTCACACAACAGATAACTTTTCTACAACGGATGTTGCTAACGGAGTTACTGCATATGGATGGGGTGACCACGCTAAAGGAGGTTACCTTGCATCTAACGCTAAGGCTGCCGACTCTGAAAAACTAGATGGTATTGACAGCTTAGGTTTTGTTAAGCAAATAGGTGATGGATCAACTCCTGATTATCAAACACCTTCAAGCAGAAGAATAAATCCTACTACTAAAAACCCAACAAATGAACATTATGCTATATCTACTTTTGGTAA